TGTTGATTGGATCGGAAGATTTCCCTTTTATTGATTCAGTTAAGCGCGGAACTTCTCCTGGTTTCCCCTATGTTTTAAAACTAGGAAAACTTAAAGGCAAGAAGTCTTGGCTTGGTGGCGACGAAACCATGACACCTACTCCAGAATTCTGGAGAGATTTTCATGCCATGGAAGCATTGTTACTAGCTGGCGAGAGACCCCAAACTCTTGCTATCGCTCAAACTAAAGATGAAAGGAGACCTATCGCTAAGGTCGACCAAGGAAAGACGCGTATTTTTACTATTGTTAATTTTGTTTTAAATATCCTAGTTCGAAAATACTTCGGAGCTTTTATTTCTAAGTTCAAAGAAGGTCGAATAGATAACGAATCTGGCGTTGGAGTCAATGTACATTCTCTAGATTGGACTAGACTAGCTTATCGATTACAATCGAAAGGTCAGCATGTTATCGCTGGCGATTTCTCCAATTATGATGGATCACAAAACGTATATATTATGCGTGGGTTATGTGATGTCATAAACAAATTGTATGGTGATGAATTTAGTCTAGTTCGCGAAACTATTATTGAAGAACTCATAAACCCCAATCTTATAGTTAGAGAAGGCGTATATGCATTATCTGGTATTAACACTTCTGGCAATGCTATTACAGTCCAACTCAATGGATTAGTCAACATGGTACTCATGCGATATGCATACCTGTTGTTGAAACATCGAAAGACTGGTAGTTTGTATAATGATTTTACCGATCATGTTTATATGGTCCAATTTGGAGATGATAATGTTTTAAACATTAGTGATGAGGTGATTGAGTGGTTTAACCAAGCTACTATCACTGAAGCCCTTGATACCATTGGCATCACTTACACTGACGAAGCGAAGACTGGAGTTTTAGTAAAATCACGTACTTTAGATGAAGTTAAATTTTTGAAAAGACAGTTTAGAAAGACTGGTCTTACATATACAGCTCCTTTAGAGTCTGATGTAATTAATGAAATGATGTTGTGGGTTCGTAACTGTAGGACTCAAAGTGAAAATATCGAAGCAACTGTAGAGAATATCGACTCTGCTTTGACCGAGGCTACCGCCCACGGTGAAGCATATTATAAAGATATTGTTGCTCGAGTTTCATTTGCATGTGAGCAAGTTGGAATCATTTATCATTTTAGATCTTTTATTGAAATGACTGGTAGATTAGCAGAAATAGGAAAAACACAAGCGTGCCTTATGGCGTATGCTCAAATGAAAGTGTCAGATGACCCTCCCGACCGATGTGAATCGATTAGGCCGGAGGAATCTGTACCTCTCATGAGTATCGCTCGATGGCCCTCAAGCTCCGATCTTGACAAGCTGCCCGTTTTTCCCCCTGTCTCTTACGCACAAGCGGTCGTACGACCAATGCCAATAGAAGAGCTATCAGAAGAAGAAGGTCTCGCAGAGATTGCGAGGTTAGAAGCCGGTTTTGAAGAAATCGACTTGAGTAACCCAGTTGAACCAATAGAAGATCCATTTCCTCGAACTGGTAAACGAGGTTCAATCATGAAGATGTTAGATAAAATCTTTAAAATTATCCACCAGCTCCGCAACGGTGTTAAAATCGCTGCGTCGAGCCTTTCCTCTCTCATTGCTACGGCGCTCAAGAAGCTTCTCCGAGGCTGTTCTGAGCAGTTGAAGATCTTTGCTATGGACGTTTTAGAGTTCACGGGATGGATCTATGATCAGTATGAGGAAGTTAAGAGTGGAAAATTTACTGAAGACGAATTATCTTTGATGGTGGTGAAAGCCGCGAGCCGTATTGCATCGATAGCAGCCATAGTTGCTGCTGCTACGGAAACTCCGGGTTTTTGTGCCTTTATTGTTGCTAATGTCTTGTGGGAAGAGCTCCTAAAGCGAATCTTGCAACTTAGAATACCAGGTTCTTCCCGATTTGGATGCTTCTGGATTGGAATGATAACTTGGTTCATGCTTACTGTTGCAGTAGATCCCTTGGTCATATTTATCATACCTCTATTTATTTTAGCAGGAGGCTTGATGGCTCTCATTTTTAAAACTGCTGAACGAGGAGAGTGTATGTGTTGTGACTTAACTACTTCAAACTTAACTGATTGTTGTGGTGAGAATTTGTGTGACGAATGTAACGAAGCGAGACAATACGTAGCGACTTTAGAAACAGGTAATCCAAAATCTAAACCTTTGTGCCCTAAATGCAAAGAAATATTAATACCACCACCTTCTAATTTCTTACCTTCACTGACCTTTGGAATAGGAGAATTTCTCCTTTATTTAAAATTTGGTACTCAATTAGGTCTTTGCACTTTTAAATTTATATTTATGCGAGCCGTAGTTGTAGTATTCCATGTGATGACAGGATGTGCCAGCTTTTTAGATGGATTCCTCCAACACTGTACTTGGAATCTGGCAGCTTTCAATCCAGCTCGTACTTTTTATTCTGTTTGTAGCTATTTTTCCAACATGAATTTACGACCACATATGGACCAATGGAACTTGAAAGGAATTTATCCTGATCGTGAATGGATATTCTCTTTACCCAAAGAAATATTCAGAAGCGTATATAACTTCTTTTATTACCTATTGGAAGCTATGCGTAATGCAGGCGGGAAAGCAGTTGATCTTTGCAAGAGCCTTAGTGCGGCTTTTAAAGCTATCTTGCCAGCAACCAAACCACCACCAGTACAACCCCATTGTTTAGATTTTTCTTCGTATGAAGCACGTTTAGCAACATTCAAAAATTGGACAGTACCATTTGTGACACCAGAAGAGTTAGCTCACTCTGGATTCATTTATTGGGACCAATTTGACTTTGTTCAGTGCTACGTATGTAGAGGAACTTTAGGTTATTGGGAACCAGGCGATATTGCTTCTCAAGAGCATAGAAACCATTGGCCCCATTGCCCCGTTTACGGTAGGCGTTATACTGGATACGGTAAAGTTGTTTGCCTTCCACCAAATTTATGTTAAATATTTTGTTTGTTTTTAATTTTAAGGTATA